CCCATCTAAGGTTTAGTCTGTTCAACTCAGACCGCATGAACTTTTTTCCATGTGCCTCAAAAATCGAATTAGCCTCTACTAGGATGTACCCTTCGCCTTCTTCAACCAGATAGACATTTTTAGCCCCAAAAGCATACTCCAATAAGGTTACTGTCTCGTCACAAGTGAACTCTTTATAATCATCAATGGATTTATTTGGATCATAATTAACATCGCCAAACATTATGCATCCTCCTCTATATCTACAACAAAGGCTATTCTAACTATTCCTTCATCTTCGCTTGCAACAAACCAAGAATCATTTTCTTCTTTGTTAGGAAAAATCATTTCCAATGTTTGTAATAAATCATACCGTGTCATGTTCTCTACTCCAAAGTGGCTTTTCATAGGAATACAACTCCACAAAAATCCGTTTATCTTTTAACTCGTTATATGTGTTGGCAGTAACCTCGTAATGATTTCCTGCCCCATAGGCCATCTCGCCACAGTTCCAGTACATACCCTCGGGCAAGCCGTCAGAGTCATGCTCATCCTGACCATACCAACCTCTAGCGATTATCTCCAAAACATCAGTAGGGTCTTTTGACGTACAAAAAAGTATCGATTGCTCTACCTCAAATTCACCATACTGCTCCCGAATTTTTCCAATAAAATATTTCATTGTGTGCTCCTCCAAGTGTCGTGAATGTCGTGTTTTAATTGTTCTTGTTCGTATTCCCCATTTGCTAACTCAGCCAAGAGCAAACAAAGATTATCGAATGTCCATTCACTACCAACCCAATTTTTTACTTGCTCGACTGTTACAGGTTCATCGTACCATTCTAAATCCATTTACGTTCTCCTTACATACATCGAAATATCGTCATCGCACCTGTCAGCGATATGTTGCGGACACGGCCATACAACAGACAACAGTCGTGCATCTCGGTGAATGTCCATGAATTTATTATCTGCCTCTGCATCCGATATCTCACCATCTTCATGCAAATTCTCTGGTGCAAGGGAGCTACAGATTTGTTGCCATAGATCCTCTGCATGGTCTTTGTTTTCTGGAAAACCATCCATTAAATATTTAAAACTAATCATCCTTTTTCTCCAACTGCTTTCCATGGTAGCTTTTTATCTGGTATGACTAAGTCAGTGCTCCCTGCAAATGAACGCAACATTTGTTGATGAGGCATGAAATGTATTAGCTCCCAAACATATTCCCTGATTTTTTCGTTGTATGTTTTCTCATAGGTGTGAACTGTCAAATCATTAAGTCTGTATTCATCATAAGTAATTTTGTAGTAATACTCACATGATGGATAGTCTTCCATTACCTGACGCTGAGATGTGTGCTCAAACAATGGTATCAGCCTTACCTCACCCCCCTTTGGGTTTTTGTTGGCCGCCACAAATGCGGCCGCAAATTCGTCAGCCTCGAACCTTGGTAGTCTCCAAGCATAATCCTTTGCCGCTTCAATGTGATATGCCGCACCCTGTGGATAATTATCATATTGCTTGTACACGGCACATATATTTGTAGTACCCCTGTCATTTCTGAACGTGTCATCAAAAAAGTAAACTGCATTCGTGCTCATTACGCTATCTCCCATTTTTCTCTAACACTTCCTAAGTGTCTTAAAACAGTGTGCATGCGTTCTATCTTTTTGACATCACTTTCATCGAGCCCTGTAGTGTTTATAGGGCTAGTAATACCACTAAAATTTACGAAAACATTTTCGTCCCAAACGGCAAAAATATTTTCTAAATCTTCTATGGCCTCTACGACATGCTTTAATTTCATATCTGATGGTGCTAAAACTAACTTCTTCATTAACAAATCCTCCAACCTTCATTGTTAAATATCTCTACTAAGTGAGTGATGAACCTTGGCTCAACGGCCATCGCATCACCCAAAAACGGTACTTCGTTAGATACATTGTTGATTAAATTTTCCTTGGCATCCTCATTCTGTGGGAAGACCAAGAACACCGAACCATGGTTCTCGATGGAATAATCTCCGTCCTCGATCCACTGGTCATTTGTTTGTTGTGTTGCCATTTTCTGTTCCTTCTAGTAAAATGTTGATAATATACTAATAATGAATAGGTTTTCCCATGTCAAGTGATTATCTGAATAAATCTTTATCTTTTTACATATAGTAGTTTCTGATGAAAAATAAAAAAATTTTTTTAAAAAAGTCTTGTGACGAGTGTGACGTTGTGACGTTGCGTTTAAGTTATTGTTTTTTATAGTAGTGCTCGTCACATGTTCGTCACATATGTCACACTTTTTAGGGCTATAAAGCATACCGCGCACGAAAAAATAATTTTTAGAATTAAAATTTGAGGAGATTTCACTATTGGAAAAGAAACTTGGAAGGCCTTCTGGTTTAACACAAAGACAAAGAGAGTTTGCAAAATTATATGTTGAAGGCAAAAATTCAAATGCAGATTGTGCAAGATTGGCAGGGTATGCCCACGACTCTGCTCGTAACCATGCAGTAAAGCTTTTAGATGGTAAATCATATCCAGAAGTAGTCGAACTCATAAAAGAATTAAGAGAGACTCGAGAAAAGAAATATGGAATTACTTTGCTTGGACAATTAAAGAGGCTTGCAGAGCTCTCAGAAGGTGCTGAAGAGGCAGGGCAATATTCTGCGGCAATCAATGCCGAAAAAATACGCTCGAGCCTTGGCGGTCTTACAATAGATAGACGCGAGGCAAACCATATACACCAGATAGATAGTCTTTCCAGAGAGGAAATAGTGAATAGATTATCTGAGCTCAGAAAATCATACCCCCATGCATTTGTAGAAGGTGAGTATAAGGTGACAGAAAATGCCAAAGACGGAGAAACAGTTATGGGAAGTATTGAAGAAAAGCTTCCCAAAAAAGACGCATTGTCAGAGGCTTGAGAACCGCGTATCTGAAGGAATGCCAGACTGTTACATCTGTATGGATGGTGTTCCGCTATGGGTTGAATTAAAAATACTAAAAAATGGCAGGGTAAAGGTGCAAAAGTCACAAATTGCTTGGCATTTGGCGCATTCTCGTTGTGGTGGTGCAAGTTTTTTCTTGCTCCACGCACCTCTCCAAGGCGATGTATTTTTATTTGATGGGGCTCTGGCCTTACAGATCCATGGATCTTGCATCTCTGACCTGCGACCTGCGGCCTTATATATCGGCAGCGTTTGTGATCTACCTGCGAGCCTGCGACCTGCGGCCTTAAATCTATGGAACAGAGAGCCACAGACCTGCGGCCTGCGACCTGCGCCTCTCTGTCTATAGGAGAACGTGCGTAATAAAAAGGTATCATCAAAAAATAAGAGGCACAAGGCCTCTTATACTATGCCGCAAAATGCTTCTTGCCTGCACCATGTGCGACAATAGCAATTGATTTCTTGGATTTGGTTTGTGTTCCGGCACATAAGCCACACTCGAGGCAAGTTGTTCTGCTTCCTGCTTCCTCGGAAGCAGGACACAAAATCTCTTTACCGTCTATTACTTCCGAAATATCTTTTATAATTCTAAATGTTCTTATGTTTTTAGACCATGCCGCAAAAGCTTGCATCTCGGTTTCAACCGATTGCATATACAAGCTTGCAAGAAAATCTGCTTGTGACTGGTTTATTTGGTGGCTATATCCGGTATGGCCTTTTGCTTGTGACAATAAAGCTTTCCAGATCTCGCTCGGTATGCATGCACCATCACCATAAAAACCGATCCTAATTTTCCAATCTTTACCGAGTTCCGGTAATTCGTCCTGGCTTAAATGCGGGTATGCACCGAGATGAAATTGTTTATAAACTGTATTAGGACTATGCATCAATGTTACATGGCAAGCGCGGCCTGCGGCCGTGCCCTTGTCTTTGTTTGTTGGCGTGCCCTTGTGTGGACACTCGCCACAAATAGAATAATCTGCACCTATTCTATTTGCTTCAATTGGTGGTATATCTTTGCGAATGATAACAGTCTGCATCATTGCGCCAGTTTTACTGTTTCTAGATTTACCAGTTAACGCGACACAAATAATCGGCATATTATCGATTAAGCTTGGCCCGTCATAAATGGTATAACCGTTTGGCATTTTGTTTGTCATTGTTTCTTCTCTCTATTGTTGATGATTTATCCTATCAGATTTGCACATAAAAGCAAAGATAAAAAAGATTTATTCCTGCGACCTGCGACCTGCGACCTGCGTCTCTCTATATATCCAAGAAAAAAAAACAGGAAGGCCGAGATCTTCCTGCTTATGCTTAACGAATGTTAATGATCTCGCCATGAGTCTCAAACTCATATTCTTCTACATTTATAATGTCATAATAATCCAAGGCCTTGCGAGCTCCTGACTCGTCATGAGCCAGAATGACAATAGTGTTTCTCATACCTTGGTATTCAAATGTTACTAAAAATCTATCCATCTTTAACTCCTGCTTAAAAATTAAAAGCAGGAAGGCCGAAACCTTCCTGCTCTTGGAGAGAACTCCTCTAGTCTAGTAAAACCATGTAACCTTCTGGCTCATGTTTCCTAAACCAATCCAATCCTTTCCTTACTACTGCATAGTATTTGTCTCTTTGTTTTAGATCCGTTGTCATCTCTGCCGTCATATTGTAGCCCATGATAACATCATAGACTGCTACGGCATCCGCAGGGAGAGCAATGCTCTCCCCACTAAATGGATTCTGAACAGTCTCGCCTTCACCAGATACGAGACATTTAAAAGGTAATTCTCTAGTCATTCTTCATGTTCCTTTCTAATTCTAGTAGTTCTTCTTCACACTCATTACAAAGTGTGATCTCTCCGTCTGTTTGATCTGCCAACCATTCGCAGTCTGCACAATCATTTGGACTCTTAAAATCAACCATTTTTTAGATCCTCTTGACTAAAAGTTTTTAATCCGTCTTCGTTCCTTCCGTAGTAATTAGCAACGGAAACAATCTCTGGATAGTGTTGCCATATTCTTTTTAGATTATGGTTATCGAGATAACATACAGCTCTGTGTATTTCTCTCATGGCTTGTCTTATGGACATTGCTCTTGTATCCGCAATTCCAAAATCTTCTACTAAAACTCGCTCTGTTTCAGTTCCGTAATATTTTGTCATTTTTTCTCTCCTGTAATGACTGTTTAAGATAAGTTAAGATTAGCACGGATAAATAGGAAAAAGCAAATATTATTTTACTATCATACCAAACCAAGGTTTTTTGGTATCTATTGCCAAAGTTTCATATAATTCTTTATCTGTCTCATGATCCCCTGAATGTAGCTCTAAACCAGCTTCACCTTCCCATATAATCCATCGCATAATCTCCGTTTGATTAGCTGGAACATAAATTGTAGCACTACCGTTTTTGTTTGCTTTCCATACTGTTTGTTTCATTGTTTTAACCTTTCACGTTTATTTGATTATTAATTTTAACACACGATTTTTTATAATTGACGTATCGGGATAAAATTAATCCTGCGACCTGCGACTCTGCGCTTCTATCCATAGACGACAAGAACAAACCAAGTGATTCCTGCGAGTGTGCCCATGAACAGAAGGCAGGTGATAAACTCACCTGCCCATTTTAATATTTCCTTAATCAAAGTCCTCCTCCATCAACACATCAAGGTGAGCCATAAATTTAAGTTTACCATCTACCATTCGATATTCTTTGATTGGTTGCATGGTATTATAATCACGATTGTTTTTAAGGATTGTAATTATATTGTTTGTACCTGCTTCATTCTTAGCAATCTCTTTCAGACTATTAGCACCCCGTGCTAGTCTAAAACTGCCTTTTGGTTTTCCGATACTTGAGTCATATGGGCTCACTATAAATCGGGAATTGTATTCTTCTTCAGTTTCTGATTCGTACCATAGTCTAGGCATCTTGTTTCCTTTCTGGGGAGCTCGAGGCTCCCCTGTTGATTGTTTGGTTGACTTAGGGAATGACAACAACGTAGAGGCCTTTGTCATTCTTGGTTATCTCTTCGTACCCGGGAGATCGATAACCGAAGTCATACCCACGGGCCGCATCGATATGGGCGTTTACACGGGCCGCTTTTTTGCAAGCCTCGGCATCCTTGAGATTGTCGTAGTAGTACCAGCAGACCTTATGGCCAATCTCTTTGTCTACAGGCTCAGGATAGGGTTTATATTTTGACATTTTGTTTCCTTTCTGGGGGGACAGTGTCCCCCCTGTTGTTGATTACTCATCAAAATTATATTTGTTAAAAAGCTTGTTTTCGGTTTCGATCATATCTTCTACTAGCTTATGAGCCAGATTCCAGACTGTCCCAGCGACTACTGTTGCAACAGTTTTTTCATCTCCGGTAAGCTGTTCAAGATAATGATGTATTTCATTCCAGTCTTTCGGAGTGTTAAACATCAAAGCTTTTTGGATTGGATTTTGTAATCCATGTGGTGTTTGTGCCATTGTATTACCTTTCTGGGGGGACAGTGTCCCCCCTGTTGTTGATTACTTCTTTGGAACAATTATCTTACTTGTCTTTTGTGGTATCTTGTTCTCTTCAACCCATTCCATACCAAGCGCATCGATAACCGCTTGTTGTGGTAGGTACTTTTTAAGCGGTGCATCTAGAACATCGAAGTGTTCAGGAAACGCACCCTGACGGATAAGATTTTCCCAATACTTTATCTCATCAGATAATTTTTTTAGATGAGACTTGGCTAGGGCAAGTGAAGTACGAGGGTCATTAGTAACACTCGATTTTAAGTTATAATCAAACATGATTTTTTCTCTCTTTGTTGTTGATGGTGTGTCAATAGCGACACACCTATAAAAATCCTACCATAGGATAATATAATAATACAAGGGAAAAAATGGGATTATACACATTATTTTATATTATTCCACATTGTGGAAAACATCCGTTCACGTTTTGTTCCCACCGTTCCCCTAGTCTCAGATTATCGATAATCTTTTGGGGTTACTGGGCTAGATAGCTGTTCACGTTTTGTTCCAAGCACCCCCCACCCCCTATATTTTGGGGATGTGTCGTCAGCAGTAGTGTCGTGTCGTGTTGGGTTGATAAATTTATTCAGAAATATTATCATTGGGCCATGGACGACCTTCAGCCTAATTTAGATGCCGTACCCGAGGAGGCACTTCGTGAGATTCT